ATCTATCTTTCCTCTACCGTTGCATATTTCACACTTATCGCCTTCTGCTTCTTCGATGCCTTCGTCGGTGTTACCTTTCATTACGCCAACTGCTTTACTATATCTTTTTTTAGCGTCTCTTATTTTTTCTTGAGGTGTTCTGTAAGGTCTACGTTTCTTAGAATCTCTATTAGGTTCTTCGTCCCTAAGTTCGTATTCTAGTTCACGCCTTTTAAAGTCACTAACTTCTTCTAAGCCAGCTCTTTTTCTCAAATCGTTTAGTTCTTCACTTTCTTTGAAGTTTGATAAGAAGTCCGCTACATAACCACTTGCTTCTCTTTTATTTAATTCTGGATACATTTGTTTAAGTATGTCTGTTAATGCAAATGCATTGTATCTTCCTGTCTTTACATAGTCATCATGTAAACGTGGAAGTATCTTCATAATTTGTTCTTTGCTTGGTGCTGGTTGTTTAGGTTCTTTACGTTTTAATTCATCTGCCCAAGTATTGTCTCTGATTTCGCCTTCATCACAATCATAGTTATACATGCCACTACACTCGTCATTCTCTTCACCGGCTTCATTTTCGTAGTCGCCATCCATGTAACCATTACCACTACATTCAGGACATACACCATCTTTGATTGTGTCGTGTAAGTGTTCTGGGTAGCCATCTAATGCCGCTTCTAAATCATCTTCCCAAGTTGGACCTAAGTCTACGTCATCTTGATCCATTTCTTTAACGCATTTATTAACACGTTTGCCTTTGTTCTTGCCTGTTCCAGCCTGAGTACCGTCTTTCTTGTAACCGTCCCAACAATCTTTAGCACCTGCTACTTCGTCTACTTCAACTTCTTCGGCATGCATAGCCGCCATATGTTTTTTGTACTTTGCAGTACCTTTTTTATGTGGGGATTTTCCTTCTTCTATCTCAAATTGGTCATCTGATGTACCTGAAAATGCACTTGCACTTCTACCACCGTGTTGTACAGCGGCTTTAGTTTTAGCACTTGCTTGTGACAAAGCAGTAACTTTATAAGTTTTACCACTAGGTTTATGCTTAACAGTATAGTGTTGGAATGATTCGTTAAAAAAAGAAAATAGTTTCATAAAACTATTTATCACTTTTCAATATTTTTTAGGTATTTTCTTCTTGTGTTTTAGGTACCCAATTAATGTCTATGCCTCTACGTTCTAGTTCTTTGATACATTTGATACGTCTTTTAGGCACAGTATCTTCTTTGGGTTTGTTGATATATTCTATTAAGAATTCTTTTGATTTTGCTTTGATGTAGTCATGCTCCATATAGAACTTTGTACGACTACCTTTTTCAAACTTCTTCATTGATGGACCGAATTTTACTGGCATTGTTATCTCCCTTGACCTCTGTACTTCTTTGTAGATAGTCTTTTCGATTTGTTCATAGTTGATGTTGATATCTTACAACGTCTACCACGTCCTCCATTGCCCTGACTACTAGATTTTCTACTACTTTGTCTATTGGATTTTTTTGCCGCTTTTGCCATCTCTCTCCGAAGTGACAACACATACATCAGTGTTGTAATTGATGTATTTATTTATTTAAAAATAGTTTTAATTAGAAATTATTTGGACTTTTTGATTTTAGCAACATCTTTCTCAAGAGTGACTAATCTTTTTGCAAGTAATGGATACTGTGCTAACCACTTTTCTTCTCTAGTAGCAATTTCAATATCGTATCTCTGTGCTACCCATTCCATTGTGTTGTCCATTTTTACCTGGAACCAAACACCTACTTTAGTATTCTTAAACCACTGGTAAAAACTGCTACCAATGATGCTACCAAGTATAGACTTTAGTGTTAATATTAATAACCAATTCATTACTGCTCTCTTTTTGCGTACTCGATGTCTTCTAAGTCCATTTCGAGTTCTTCGATTTTGTATGCTACTTCTTTGTACTTGTCTTGAAATATTTCTTCCATTTCATAACAAGCAGATTCTAATTTGTTCTTTGCTTCAAATACTTGACGTTCGTAGTAGTCTAGTTCTGATTCTGCAATACCTAGTTTATCTGCTAAACTGTTAAGCTCACTAATAATAGTCATATGCGTATCAGCATACTTAATTTGTTTAGTAATCTCTCTAGCCTCTTGTGGGCCATATTCTAATTTGTCTGCAATAGGTTGTAATTTTTGTATTTGTGCTTTAATCTCATCTGGACCAGCACCTTCTTCTAGCGGCTCTAACTGCCACATGTTTGTTGGGTTGTTATGTTGTCTAGGATCTGCTTTTTTGTTTATCATAGATGCTAGTTGTCTAAGTAGTTCATCGTCATCTATTGCTTTGTCTCTGATTTGCTTTAGTATACTATCAATGACATCATTCTTTCTAGCAACGTATGTACCTTCTTCTAAATCTGCTAAGTTTACATTTTGTAATGCGTCTTCTATAACTTCGTTAGCACTAACAACATCTAATACTCTGCCACTTGCAAAGTTACCAATTGGTTGTCCGCCTACTTCCATTTCTGTATCTACTACATCTTCAATTGACATCGATTCTAATTCAGCATACATTTTTGCTATAAGTTCTTCTTGATTGTCTGCAACTAAGCCTGGTTGTTCACCAAATGTATCTACTAAATTTTGTACTACTGCATCACGTATAATACTTCTTTCTTCACCTTCGTTCATACTTGGATCATTCTTAATGTCGTATGCTTTCCTGTCATAATCCTTTTTAGTGGTATGAGCACCAGCACCACTCATATTGCGTGAGTGTTTTGCTACAGGATTATTCTGCTTTGGCAGTTGTGGTTTCTTACTTTTACTCTTGCCTTCTACGATATCATTTATTTGCATTATACTTTCTCTAGTCTTTCCATTAATCTTTCAGCCCTGTTAGTTACTTGTTTGTGCCATCTAGAATCTCTACCTTCTACAGCGGCTTCTTTCCAATCACTTGCAAGTATACCTTTGTGCATTTTTTTAAATTTGCTTAATCTAGTTCTTCCCATGTTGAACATCATGTTAACCAAAATCTGTTGGACTTCGTCTGGTAATTTTCCAAATACCCCGTCTTCGTATAATAACTCACACTCTCCGATGGCAATGTCAAGGTCTGTTTGAAAACACGCCCGTGTTCTCTCTTCACTAACTGGAGTTCCAACTGGCCTTCCGTGTTCCTCGTCACTTTCGAGGATAAGGTGACCGACTCCAAAGGTGGGATACCCGAGGTGGTCGAGATAGATTTCATTTACTTCTCCTTCGTCTATTTTTAATTGTTCAAAAACTGCATCTCTGTTCATACTTCTTTTTTTCCTAAAAATGTTAAACATTATGTATGTATTTATCACTATCCTTATATTTAACCAAAAAAAAGCACATCCTAAGATGTGCTTTAAATTTATTTCTACTTATACTCTAGTTATTAAACAGAACCATAATCTCTAGCAATATCACTAGTAATTCCAGCTTGTACAATTACAATCGCTGTTACGGTAGCAACACCCGAAGATGCCGAACCTGCCGCTATAGTGGCTGTAACGTTAGTTGCAGATGTATAAATGTGTTGATGTGAACTTTGAAATTGGAATGTTTGCGTCATATCAGCATCTCCCGAACCAAAATGTCTATCAGTATCTCCAGCGTCTCCAACAATAATAGTTGTATTATCATTAGCACTTACCCAAGGACTACCAACATCTATAGCAACACTATAAATCATGCTATTGACCGGAGCCTCAAACAATGTTGTAGTACCTGTGTCAAATGCAACTTCAGTACTAACGTATTGTGCAACTGTACCAGTTGCCGCATCAAATTGTCCTTTTGTAAGAAATGCTGTAGCCTGAGATGCATCAGCACCTTTAACTTCAACGAGAGTAGAACCATCATTATCAGTGAATGTAAATTCATTTGCTGATGTGTCTGTGAGAATTTTTAAACCGCGTTTGCCGAACTGTACTAAATTAGCAATGCCCTTCAATCCGAAATTATTAATGTCTGCCATTTGGTTACTCCAATATCTATATAATCGATTATGTAGATAAGTTATCTACTGTATGTATTTACCTAATTCTAGGAAATAAAGTAATCTATGCAATCTATCATAGCATCACTAAATCTTTGTATTCCTTTGCTGTTTGGGTGGAAGTCCTTACGCATATCTTCGAACCGTCCATCATTAATAAAATAGTCACCGCTAGGCATAAAGTTTTTCCAGCCGTCATTGGTAGTATGATGTACTGTGGATAATGGCAACCAGTCCATAGCCTGATTAAAGCATATATTTTTTATACCTTCTTCATTTAATCTGTTATGATAATCTTTAAGTCTTTCTATATCTTTTGTAAATCCGATACCGGCTGTTTTTGTTTGGTCAATGTTGCCATCAGTTTCTACATATGGTTCTGAAGTTTGTGTATGAATACTACCCCACATAACTGTAGCATGTGGCATAAGTGTTTGCAATCTAGCCATCATTTTTACTGCTTGATAGTCTGCAATATTGTATTGATCCTTTGCTAACATTTGCATAGCCATTGGTAGAAATGCCTTGTCATCAAATCCATATCTAGACTTTGTGCCCGGTTGCCCAAAATCTTCTGGTAGTATTGATGAGATAGTTCCCATTACACCTTCTTTAGGAAATAACATAGGAATCCTGTACATTGTTGTTATGCCAAAAATTACTAATGGATTCTTAGGTGCAAATTCTCCCATAAACGTTTCATTCTTTTGATATGTATCACTTTGTAATGGCTGAAATGCTATTTCAAAATTACTAGCACCACCTCTGCCTAAATTAACAACAGGTACACCATAATGCTCTCCTAATAGATAGGGCCAAGTATCTTCAAATACATTTTTGTTATACCAAGTGAAACTGTCTCCACATGCTATAATGCCGTCAAACTTTTTCATTGTGTATCCCTTCGACACAGTTATACATTGCATCAGCAATAACTCTCAAGCCTTTTCTGTTAGGATGAGTATCGTCTACACTAACTCTCATAGGGTTGCCATGTTCATCACCCTCTAGATTGTATCTTCCTATTACGCATCTTTCAAGTGGTTCCCATGCTGTGTATTTGTTGTAACAATTTTCTAATCCAGGGTATAGTACTTTTTTACCTTCTTCGTCTTGCATCCACTGGTCTTGATCCACAATACTGAATATGTCTTTGCCGAAACAAAGTTCTTCTTTTCTTTCATGCATGAATCCCCACATGATAGTAGCATGTGGCATTAGTTTTTTATAGTTTAGTACCATTCTGATTGCTTGATGTGTTGCATACATCCATGGGTTCAACCAATACTTACTTTTCCTGTCAAGTCCAGTGTTTGGATTAAACCCTTCATCATCTTCTTCTGGGAAAAGAGGATCTTTGTTGTTTCCAGAAATATTGTTGTGATAATCCACAGGACCCCCAGGGTCATCGAATCCTCCTTGCAAGGGCCAAGGTCGTGTCCAACTGTCTTCAATGAACGCATCATTTAATATTAAACTTCTAGTAACCACCTCTTTTTGTCCTTGTACAATCCACCCACTCTCTTCTGTATAATCGTCTGGGTTAACTGAGTAATGTGAATGCAATCTTCCTTTAATAGGATGAAAGAATGTCCATCTACCATGAACAGTAAAATTAAATATTATTAGTGGATTTTTAGCCTCCATTAGTTTATCACTTAAATCCTCTTGTACAGGTTGCATAGCAATAACAGTATTAGACGCACCACCAAATGCTACATTGACATAAGGTACATTATACATATCTGCAAGTAGGTGGGGCCAGGTTTCACCAGGTAGGCATTCTAATATGTCTGTATGCCCTTCAGTCCAACTATCTCCGCATGTTAAAATAAAATCGTGTTTCATAGCAATATTTAGTTGACATTGCGTTAGGATGGTAGTATAATTTAGCAATGTTTACACATTTACATAACTCATAGGTAACTTATGTTCGATAATGATATACAACGTATAGGTTTCTGTTGCAAATACATGGACCCTGATCAAACACAAACACCTAAGGTTCTCAAGGAAATACAGCAGAACTTTACAGAACGCCAGACTACTATTACATGGCTTAACAGACAAGACAAGGCTGTAGCAGAAGAACGTATGCTTGAACTTGTTACACATAACATGCAGGCGGCATATAACTTAATAGAGTATGTTAGCACACTACCTGAGAATCGTAGAATGGTTAGACTAGGCAGTAATCAACTGCCAGGTGCTACACAAGAAGATTGGACATACATGTGGCAAGATCCAACTAATATTAAAATGCTAGAACAAGGCTTTGCTAAAGTAGGCGAACTTGCTAGAGAGAAAGATGTACGTCTCAGTTTCCACCCTGGTCAGTTTACTGTTCTTGCTTCTGAACATGAAGATGTTATTAGGCGTAGTGTTGATGAATTTGAGTATCATGTGAACATGGCAAGGTGGATGGGCTATGGCAAAGAGTTCCAAGACTTCAAGTGTAACGTACACATATCAGGCAGGAAAGGTGCTCAAGGTATTATTGACATACTGCCTAAACTATCTCCCGAAGCAAGAAACATTATGACTATTGAGAATGACGAAATGTGTCATGGCTTAGATGAAAGTCTCAAACTAGTTGACCATGTTGCTCTTGTGCTAGATATACACCATCACTGGATTAGAGATGAAGAGTACATACAACCAGATGATGACAGAGTTAAACAAGTTATAGACAGTTGGCGAGGAGTTCGTCCTGCTTGTCATTATAGTTACAGTAGAGATGATTGGTTGCCTGAGCCATCCTTGCTTGAATCAAATCATCAGCATGGAGATATGCACGACATTAAGGATTTATTAGAATTGGGTTGTAAGAAGCAGAAGCTACGAGCACACTCGGATTACTATCCTAATGAAAAAGTTAATGAATGGGCTTTGACCTTCTGGCAGGATTTCGATATCCAATGCGAAGCAAAAGCTAAGAATCTAGCCAGCGAACAACTGTATCTACAAAGTTTAACACAAACGTGACTCCGGAGTCTTTTAGTGTTACAGTTTGGGGAACACCGAGTTCCTTTACTATGTATCGTATCTTAATGAGTGACGAAATATTTTTGCATCAACCGGTTCAATACCAAACTGTTAATAATATTTACACTAAAACGGAAAAACCATTACGAAAAGCCTGATTTTGGTTAAATAATGGTATCAAACGAAAGGAGTAGTAATTGACATACGTTGTTAAAGGAGAATGTGTAGACTGTAAACATACCACATGCGTAAAGGTGTGTCCGGTCGATTGTTTCTTTGAATTAGAAAATACACTAGTAATAGATCCTGCAATCTGTATTGATTGTGCTATCTGTGAACCAGAGTGTCCAGTGAATGCTATTGTAAGTGATAGAAAACTTAAACCAGAAGACCAGCATTGGTTAGACTTTAATAAAGAAATGTCACCATCAGGCGGAACAGAATCTCCTGTGATTACTAAAGTAAAACCACCAATGCCCACGTTTGAAGAAGCCGCATCATATACTGCTGATGAACAATGGAGTAAAGTTAGCAGAATACCATTCGTAGCAATCGACTAAATATTTCTTACACAAACACTTGACAATTGCCAGTAAATCCGGTATAATATACTAGTTAATTAAGAGAAGGTTTGAATATGGATACATTAATAGCAGTTTTAACAAGCATGATGATAAGTTATGCTCCATACAATGTAAATGGTGTGGAAATTGAGCAGGAAGAAGCGTTTTGTCTAGCACAAAATGTTTTTATGGAAGCCAAAGGTGAAAACCTAGCAGGCAAAAGTGCTGTAGCACATGTTACTCTTAATAGAGTTAAACACGAAAAATATCCTGGTTCAGTATGTGGTGTTACTAAACAAGCAAAACTAAGAACAAATTGGAAAGGCTATGAAGTACCAATCATTGGTATGTGCCAGTTCAGTTGGTATTGTGATGGCAAGTCAGACAACATTCAAGTTATATACGAAAAAGGTAAAGCCAAAGGAAAACAGATTGCTCCTAACATGGAAGCCTGGAAACAAAGTGTACAAGTTTCATTGTTAGCATTAAAAGGTGTTACCATAGATCCAACGAGTGGTGCGACACATTATTACAACCATAATATCAGTAGTCCTAACTGGGGTCAAGTGTATCCAGTAGTTGCTATTTTGAGCAATCATACGTTCTTAGTTAGAAACGATTAAAACAGTAGTTTAAGATAAATACTTCGTGTATCATGTAGGATACAAACACGGAGTTACAATGTACGAGTATAGATGTAAAATACTTAAAGTTGTTGACGGAGACACAGTAGACGTAGATATAGATTTAGGTTTCGGTGTGATCCTCAGCGATGAACGAGTAAGGATTATGGGTATCGACACACCAGAGAGTCGAACAAGAGATAAGATAGAAAAGAAATTTGGCTTAGCCGCAAAAAAGGCCCTTCAGGCAATGTTGGGTAAAACTTCAATTCTTAAAACACAAATCAATAAATCAGGCGAAGACATGAAAGGTAAGTTTGGAAGAATCCTTGGTGACTTTATAATTGATAAAGATGGTGAGCAATGTAGTGTAGTTGATGCATTATTAGAAGCTGGACATTGTGTTGATTATTATGGCGGTAGCAAAGAAGAATTAATCGAAGCACACATGGTTAATCGTAGAAGATTAATCGAAGAAGGTGTAGTTGATGTAACTTTAGAACAAGCCGGTTTTGTCACTAGCCAATAAACTTTAAAATAATACTTGACTTTTAATATATAATCTGTATAATGCATATATTAGAGGAATAAAATATGTTACTAGAAGTTATTAAAGAAGGCGAGATTGTTAGTGTGAGATTAAGCACTGGCGAAGAACTTGTTGCAATACTAAAGAAAGACGATTTGGATTCTAAAGGATCTATGAAATTGTCCAAGCCGTTAATTGTCGGCAGAAGCGAAAGTGGGTTTGGTTTAATGCCTTACATGATGACGGTATCACCAGAAGCAACCATAACACTATCAGCTAATCATGTTATGACAATGGCAAAGACTAATGAAGAAATTAGTAAAGGCTATCAGAAACAAACATCGGATATAATTACATGACACAGAGCAAAAGATTCTATAGCGGAAAAACCTATTCACACTCAACAGGACATAGTTGTGCATTTAGACAATGGCGAGCAGATAGCCATTGTAACTTAATACATGGTTATGCATTACAATTTGAATTACAGTTCGGCAGTGACGGACTAGATGAAAAGAATTGGGTAGTTGACTTTGGTGCTTTAAAACCTTTGAAGCAATGGTTAGGTGAAATGTTTGACCACACATACCTAGTAGCAGAAGATGATCCAGAAATGGAAACAGTATTACTGTTACAAGATAAAAACATGATTGATTTGAGAGTTGTGCCAGCAGTTGGCTGTGAACGTTTTGCTGAAATGGTGTTTGATAAAGCTCAAGATATTATTAGCACAATGTATGGCGACAGATGTTGGGTACAAAGAGTTACAGTTAGAGAGCATGAACATAATAGTGCTACTGTTGAACTTAATGACCATCGAAAGGTGAGATTTATAGATTCGCCTGTTGCAGAAGAATTTACTGAATTAAGAAATTAAGTAGAATAGTCTTTAAGTAGAGTTCTACCTGGGTTGTGTGGAAACACACAACATGGTTGGACATTGTAAAAACTATTATTTTCTTCACACCATTCTCGTTGGTAATAATTTCCTTCACTATCCTTTTCAATCCAAAGTTTTTCTAATTCATTTTGTACAACATTTTCCATGTCACGTCCTTCTTGTACATAAGCATGACGTTGCAGTCTATCTAAATAAACGCCATCATCACTGATTCCATATAAAGGCATAGCCATTTGCCAGTTATTATCTACTACCCATAAATGATATTCTTCATCGGTCATATCTATTAGATGCCATAACGGTTTATACACACCTACATATTTAGAATGATGCATAGATAAAAAATGCTTTTCATCTTCCCATTCATCTGCATGTTTAGTGTTATTAATTGTTTGAATATGGTTATCATTGAAATACTTGTTAATAGTAGTTCCACCATCTTCGGTAGTATAATATAATTCTTGATTCATTTCGTTAAAAATTACTGTTTTTAAGAGGTTTTGCTCTTGATTGTGTTTCCATTCTAATTGCATACTGATATTTATGTTCAAGATGTATCAACTATATGCGAAATACCGATAAATACTTGCATGTTATTTGGTATCCTTACATTAATAACTGCTCTTGCCATCGCCGGAGTAGCCGCCTGGTTTAGCATAGCTGGACTTATGGCAATCTTCAGTGCCGCCGCAATGCCCATAGCCATTATGGCTGGAACATTGGAGGTAGGTAAACTGCTGACTGCGAGTTGGCTTTACAGATACTGGAATGAAACAGGCATACTACTTAGAACATATCTTTCTATC